CCCCGATCGCGGCGGCCGGCCGTCAGGTCGACAACTTCAACGAACGCCAGGAACGCGCCGAACAGGGTGCGAACCGGGTGAAAAGTGTCTGGTCCAAAATGGGCGGCCTGATCCGAACCGCTATGGCGGCGTTCAGCGCGAAGAAGATCGTGGAACTGGCGGACAGCATGACCACCACCCGCGCCCGTCTGGACCTGATGAACGACGGCCTTCAAACGACGGCCGAACTTCAAGATATGATCATGGCGTCCGCGAACCGGTCGCGCGCTTCCTACCAGGCCACGGCCGACGCCGTTTCTAAAATCGGAATCATGGCGAAGGACGCCTTTTCCAGCAACGAAGAACTGATCGCCTTTTCCGAACTGATCAACAAACAGTTCACGATCGCCGGCGCGTCGGCCGCCGGAATCGACGCGGCCATGTTGCAACTTACACAGGCCATGTCGTCCGGCGTTCTTCGTGGAGAGGAATTGAACAGCGTCTTTGAACAGGCGCCGACCATTATCCAGACGATCGCCGACTACCTGGGCGTTCCGATCGGGAAAATCCGGGAAATGGCCGCCGAAGGCCAGATCACGTCGACGATCGTGAAAAATGCCATGCTGGCGTCGGCGGACGAAATCAACGCAAAGTTTGAACAAATGCCCATGACCTTTTCCCAGGTCTGGACGATTGCAAAGAACGCGATTCTGGAAGCCTTCACGCCCGTCCTGACCATGATCGGACAGGCCGCACAATGGATATATGACAACTGGTCCACGATCGCCCCGATCTTCTGGGGCCTGGCGGCCGCTGTCCTGGGCTACGCCGTGGCCCTGGGTATTCAGACAGCCGCGACATGGATCGCAAACGGGGCCGCCCAGGCGTTCTTCACGACACTTCTGACGAACCCCCTGTTCTGGATTGCCCTGGCGATCGGCGTCGTCGTGGCCGCGATTTACAAATGGGTCCAGTCCGTCGGCGGGATCAAAGTCGCCTGGCTGATTGCCTGTAACGCGATCCTGACGGCGTGGTCCTGGGTGAAAATCGGCTTTATGACCGGCGTTTACTGGGTGATGAACCTATTCAACCGGTTACAACTGACCTTTGCCACGGTCAGCATGAACATTCAGAACTTCCTGGGCGATATGAAGGCCGGCGTCCTGACGATCCTTCAAAACATGGTGAACGGGGCGATCGACATCATAAACGGGTTCATCAGCGCCTTGAATAAAATCCCAGGCGTCAACATCGGCCTGATCGACCAGGTCACTTTCGGGACTACGGCACAGCTTGAAAACGAAGCCGCAAAACAGGCCAGAGCCGCCGACCTTGCGGCCTATCAGGATCAGATCAATCAGCAGATCGCAGACCGGGACGCGGCCCTGGATTCCATGAAGGCCCAGGCGAAAGCGGAAACGGCACAGCGGGAAGCAGAGATCGCCGCCGCCAGGGCCGAATCGGCCGCCGCTGGTAGCGGAAGCACCGAACCGGACTGGGCCGCCTACTCTACCGGCGCCGGCGACATCGGAAACGTGGATCACGTCGGTTCCGTCGGTTCCGTGGACGAAGACGTCAACATAGCCGAAGAAGACTTGAAGTTCCTTCGGGACGTCGCCGAAATGCGCTATGTCCAGAACTTCGTGACCCTGACCCCGACCGTGTCCATGGATGCGAAGATCAGTGAGAAGGTGGACGTCGACGAAGTCGTCGACCGGATCGAAGCAAAACTGGAAGATGAATTTGCCGCGGCCGCCGAGGGGGTGTACGCATGACGAACTATGGAATGGCCCTGATCGTAGAGGGACGGGAAGTCAGCCTTCCCGTCCTTCCCGCTAAATTGAAGGTTACGTCGCCAGGCAAGAACGAAACAACGACCGTTCTTGAACTGGGCGAAATCCTTCGCCTTCGGAAGAAGGGACTTCGGACTGTGGCCTGGGACTGTTTCTTTCCGGTCCATGACGCCCCATATGTGACGGGACAGATCAGGGACCCGATCGAGATTGTCCAGGCCATTCAGGCCGCACGGGACACCCTGACGCCGATCCGTCTTCTGATCACAGGAACGGACCTGGACATCAATGCCCGAATGGGGATCGAAACCTTCGACTATGAAGAACGATCCGGCGAACTGGGCGACCTTTACTATTCGATTAAGCTGTCGGAATGGAAGGACTATTCCCCCCGGAAGATTGTCCTTCCACCGGAGCCGAAGAAGCCGGCAAAGGCGAAGGAGCCTGAACGAACCGGCAAGCCGAAGGCCGCCACAAAGAAGACCTACACCGTGAAGCCTGGGGACTGCCTGTGGAATATCGCGAAGAAGTTCTACGGCAAGGGAAGCGACTACACCAAAATCTATAACGCGAACAAGAAGACGATCGGGTCGAACCCGAATCTGATCTACGCGGGACAGGTCTTCACGATTCCATGAGCATTTCTATTTTGTACCAGAACAACGAAAGCGGCGCCGCCTTCGACGTCACCACACTGACGTCCGCCGCGAAGTGGTCGACGAAACGGTCCGGTTCCCCCGCTTCCCTGGAACTGACCGTCGTCGCCGACGATTCCGTGGTCTGGACCCACGGCGGGATCGTCGCCCTGAAAAACGGGTCCACCGGCCTTTTCTATGGCTACGTCGTGAAGATCAGCTATGACGAAAAGGACCAGGTCAAGGTCACGGCCTACGACCAGACCTGGCATTTGAAGAAGAACAAGGAAACCTATGTTTTCAACGGCAAACGCGCCGACCAGATTCTAACCCAGATCGCCGACGACTTCGGTCTGAAATGCGGCGCCCTGGAAAATACCGGCTACGCGATCCCGTCCATGATCGAAGACGGCCAGACCCTTTTCGACATCGTCTTGAAGGCCCTTGACCACACCCTGATCAATACGGGGAAAATGTTCGTCCTGTGGGACGACTTCGGGTCCCTTCGGATCACCGACGTCGCGAAGTCGAAGCTGGACCTGTTCGTCGGCGATTCCAGCCTGGCGACG